AAGTTTCATATAATAGTTCCCTACCTATTAGAATAGCAATGGATTTCAATGTAGATCCGATTAGTTGTGTTTTGTTTCAGATACATAGAAATAAACCGAGAATACAAGTATTTGATGAGATGCAACTAAGTCATAGTGGAGGTCAAGATTTAATGACTGAACGACTTGCTAAACTAATAAAAGAAAAATACCCATACGAGAATCCCAACTTATTACGACCAAATAGAGTGGTTGATACAACAGGACACTATATTTGTTATCCTGATCCTGCAGGTAAGAATAGACATACATCAGCAATGATGTCTGATCACGATATTCTTAGGCAAAATGGATTTGGATTACGAGTAAAGAAGAAAGCACCATCAATAATTGATAGTGTTAATGCAGTTAATAAGGCAATGGATTTAACTATAATAGATCCTCAATGTAAGGAGTTTATAAAGGACTTGGAACAAGTAGTATTAAAAGAAGGAACAAGAGAAATAGATAAGTCTAATTCAAGCCTTACACACCTTACTGATGCTTTTAGATATAGCATAGATTATGAATTTCCTGTTAAAAAACCTGTAACAAAAACATATATGGCTTAGGAGAGGGAATGATAGTATATAGTAATGCAAAAGATATAATAGAGGAATCTATTAGGCAGTTAAAATGGGAAAACCAAAGTGCAATGCTCGAAACAAGAGATGAAGCACTTGATTATTACACATATAACAATACTGCTAAATACATAGATCAATATTTCTCAGGTACACTACAACAAGAAATACCTATATATTGTGTTAATCTAACCAAGAAACTAATCAACAGAATATCATTAGTCTATAAAGATAGTCCAATAAGAGATGTAGAAAATGATAAGTATTATGAGTTTACTGAAGATAAAGATTTTAAAATGAAGTCCTTTGAGAGAGTACACAACCTGCTTGGTACTGTAGCAGTACATGTTGGTTGGGAAGATGGTAAGTTTAAATACAATCCTATTATGAACTTTGTTCCTGTTATGGATCCGTATAATCCACTTAAACCTATTGGTATTACATATCCTCTAAACAAAGCAACAGGCGATTGGAGAAATACTGATGAAGATATGTATGTATATTGGAGTGCTGAACATCATTATATGTTTGATAGTACAGGTAAGATTATTAAAGTAAATGAAGATAATATTAATCCTTATGGTGTATTACCATTTGCATTTATACAACCTAATCATATGGTAGATGAGTTCTTTAATGAAGGTGCTATGGATATTGCTCTTGGTAATAAGCAGATAGATATTGCTATGACTATGCTACAACACCACATTAGAACAGCAGGTGGACAATTTGTTATAGAGGGTAGGGTTGATGCAAATAATATCCAATTAGGCTTAAATAAGGTTGTAGTAGTAGATGAGGGTAGTATGAGTAATATATCCTCAAATACCGACATTACAAGCATTAAAGAGGGTATTGAGTTCCAACTTAAAACAATAGCATTTAATAACAACCTGAACTTTGACTTTGGATTATCAGGAAGTAAGTCAGGTGTAGCATTAAAGATAGAAAACTTAGAACTGCTTGAAGCAAGAGAAGATGAAGTAGAGAAGTGGAGAAGGGCAGAAAAGAATATATACGAGATTGAAAGACAAATAGTACAAGTAGAAACAGGTTTACAATTACCTGAATCTATTGCACTTGACTATTCAGAAGTTAAATTTCCTGATTTTGATGCAGAAAGAGATGAATGGGATTGGAAGTTCAAACATGGTATAGCAGATAGATTTGATTATCTAATGGCTCAAGATCCTGATAAGTTTCCTGATAGACAGGCAGCAATGGACTTCTTAGATGAAAAGAAACAAGAAACAGATACAACTGATAACATATTTAAACTAAACCGAGCAAATGGCGAAGGTACTTAAAGCATACTTAGACAAGATAACTGATTTAGAAGAACAGATAGATAGAGAAGTAGATGAGTTATTAAGAGTTATTGACATAGATCAACTACTTGCAAATCCTGAAAAGTATATGCAAGAACTATCTAAACAATTCTTTGAATCACTTGATGATGAACTAAAACAGGCTATTGATGCAGGACAAGTCAAGGCAGATAGGATTATAAAGAGTATTGGAAGCAAACTTCAAAAAGATTAAGTCTGATATAGACTTTAAACAAAATGTTAAGAAACTAATTGATGAGGCTATATTCTTAGCAGCACAAATCAATGTAAAAGAAATCAAATCAGGATTAGACAGGTCCACAGGTCCTAAAGGTAAGAAGTTTGAAAAACTTGCACCATCTACAATAGCACAAAAGAAGAAAAAAGGACAACCACTTAAACCACTTATAGCAACAGGTATGATGAGAAAATTACCACCTGTTAAAGGTAAAAAAGGTAAAACATCTATAAGTGTTGCAAAACAAAGGGTAGAAATAGGTGGGTATCATGATCAGGGTGGTAAAACAACAGGCAGACCACCTAAAAGAGAATGGTTTGATATATACAAGACTGCTATACCTAAAATAGAAAAGATGTTTAAATCCAAACTAATTAAACTATATTCAAGACTATGAACACATATAGTGAGTTAAATATAAAAATAGCCAAAAAGATAGATGATTTATCATTAATAGTTACATCTAATCTACTATCTCGTGTTAATGCTATGAGATTATCAGGAATGGCTGCATCTGAAGTCAGAAAAGTATTAGTTGCAGATCTTATTGCAGGTGGTAGAATATTTGGACAACTTAAAAATGGTGTTAAGAACATATCTAAAAATGCAGTAGAAGAAGCAGGTAATATAGCAGCACAAAAAGTATTTGAACAACAAGGATTAAAACAATACAAATGGATAACAGTAGGAAAGAATATATGTCCTGATTGTAAACCAAGACATGCTACTACAGGAGATTTAGAATTTTTTAGAAATATAGGTATGCCTAAGAGTGAATTTAGTGTATGTGGACATAATTGTAATTGTCAGTTAGTACCTATTGAGTATAAAGGAGAAGATTTAAGTGAACCTATAAAGTATAAGAAATCAACTGAAGGAAGAAAATGATTAGAACTGCTATAGTTACACCTGATAAACACTTTCCACAACACGATCAGAAAGCAGTTAATGTAGTATGTCAGGCAATTATGAAGGTAAAACCTGATATATATATTGACTTAGGAGATACAGGAGAGTGGAGTTACTTTAGTAATCATTATTGGAAGGGCAGACATGCTAAACCATTAGAAGATCTAATACCATTACTAAATAAAGATGTTAAAGCAGTAAACAAGGGTATGAATCAGATAGATAGAGCATTAGATGAGGTTAATTGCAAAGAAAGACATTTTGTACAAGGTAACCATGAAGTATGGCTTGATAACTTTGTTATGAAATATCCTTACTTAGATAAGTATGAAACATACAATGCTTTAAGGTTAGAACAACGTGGATATGAATACCACCCTTATTTTAGAAAGAAACTGCTTAAAATAGGCAAATTAAACTTTGCTCATGGACACAGGACAGGTATGCACCATGCTAAAGCACACCTAATGATGTATGGAGAATCAGTTATGTATGGACATACACACGATTTACAAAGACATACACATACATCTCTTGGTGGTACTATATCTGCTTGGAGTTTAGGTTGTTTAAAGAATATTGAGGAAGATGAGGATTGGCTTAGAGGAAACTTAACAAATTGGAATCATGCTTTTGCTATTATACATTTCTTTCCAAATGGTAATTATGTGGTTCAGGTAGTAGAGATTATTAAAGGTAAAACTAACTTATGGGGAGAAGAATTGAATGGAAGTAAAAGATAATGGATATTTTAACAGTATTGGAACAATTTGGAATACCTGTAACAATGACAATAGCATTTGGATTTTTTATATGGAGGCAAAACAGGTTCATACAAGAAACTCTAATGACAGAATTAGATCAAGACTTCAAGAGGTTGGAAGGTATTATTATTAAGTTGATAGATCAACAAAAAAAGGTGCAAATGGAGCAAAAGAAGTTAAATGGTATATTTAAGGCACAAGTAGAAATTATTGCTCGTTTGAGTGGAAATGGCTTAAAAGACAAGTTCCTAAGAATAATGGAAAAAGGTGGAATGGTAGATGAATAAAACTAAACAGTTCAAAATACAAACACCTGTAGGTTCTGTTGAGAGTGATAGTGGTAATCACATAGTAGATGTAATAACAGTATTAGCAGCAATCCTGTTAGTATTTATAGGTAAAAAGATAATGGAGAAGATATAATGGCTAAATTTAAAGGTAGAAA